AGTTTCCGGGAGAAAAACCCAGGTCAGGGCCGGTATCGTTGGAGTACGCCGATTTCCGCCGATTCGGCCGGGGTTTGAAACTGGACAACGGAAAACCCCTGAAGTTGGAACGGTACGAACAGGACATGCTCGGCGGGTACTTCGGAGGGGCCACCGAGTCGGTCATCATCATCCCGAAGAAAAACGGCAAGACCACGTTGCTTGCGGCCCTGGCCCTCCATCACCTCAAGACCACGCCGGACGCCGAGTGTGTCATCGGGGCCGCGTCCAGGGATCAGGCCATGATCCTGTTTCAACAGGCCGCCGGGTTGGTCCGCCGGTCCGAGTTGTTGGACGTGTTCGACATCCTGGCCGGGTACCGGGAGATACGCCTGAAGGGCGTTGACGGTGCCCGTATCCGGGTGCTGGCCGCCGATGCCAACACGGCGGACGGCGTGATCCCCACCCTGGCCCTCGTGGACGAGTTGCACCGGCACCCGTCGGGGGAGTTGTACGGGGTGTTCCGGGACGGCCTCGGGCCACGGTCAGGCCGGATGATCACGATTAGCACGGCCGGGGCCCACTTGGACTCCCCGTTGGGCCGGTTGCGTTCGGAGGCCCACCTGTTGGAGGGGTTCCGCCGGAACGAGGCCACGAAAAAGAACTACGCCCAAACCGATGATGGATCGTTCGTGTTCCACGAGTGGTGCCTGTCCCCGGAGGACGACGTGGACGACATGCGGGTGGTCAAACGGGCCAACCCGGCCCCGTGGCAATCGGTCCGAGAGTTGCAACGCCGCCACGATTCCCCGTCCATGACGCCGTGGCAATGGTTACGGTTCGGGTGCGGAATTTGGACCGAGGGTGAGGAACCGTGGATCGAACCGTCCGCGTGGGACTCCCTGGGCGACGGGGACATGGACATTCCCGACGGGGCCGAGGTGTTCCTGGGCGTGGACTTGGGAGTCCGTGGGGACTCCACGGCCATCGTGACGGCGGCACCCCAGGACACCAAGGTGGCGGTCCGGGCCCACATCATCCCGCCGCCGGTTTCGTTCGACACGGTGGAACAGGCCATCCGGGACTTGTGCGGCCGGTTCCAGGTTCAGGTCATTTGCTACGACCCTTGGGCCATGCGGCACGTAGCGGAACGCCTAGAGGCCGAGGGGTTGCCCATCGGGGAGGATCAGGGCAAGTTTCCCCAAACGCCGGAACGGATGTCGGTGGCCTCGGCCAACTTGTTCCGCCTGATCGAATCCGGGTTGTTGATCCACGATGGTGACCCAAGGCTACGGGCCCACGTCCTTGCCGGTGTGACCAAGGAAACCGAACGCGGGTGGCGGTTGGTCAAAGACCCACGGTCCCGCCGCCCGATTGACGCGTTGATTGCCATGACCATGGCCACCTACGCGGCCACCGAAACCACGGCGGCGGCGGACGCCATGTTCTACGCCTGGGAGGAGGCGTAGGCGGCCACCAAACGGACCAGGGCAAGTTGGGCCTTGGCCTTGTAGGCAAACTCGGTGCGGATGGCCGTGGGAAGGTGTCCGTACACAATGTGCAACTCCCAACACCGTGTCCAAAACCGTAGGTTGTGATCCCAACCCACCGGGGACAGGTAGTGGGCCAACTCGTGGAGTAGGACGGTGCGGGCCTCCAACGCGTCGGTGCCTTCCACAATGGTGATGTTCCGCCGCCGGTCCCACGTCACACCACTTGAATACGTCCGGTCCTTGCGAGTCCACGAGGTGATGACGGCCGGACGCCGCCCGTAGTCTTTGCACACTCGGGCCACCAACTCCGTGGCCCACTCGGGAACCGTTCCCCTGGTTTTCATCGTTCCTCCCCTGGTCCGTTCCATACACCCATTCTAAAAACCGGCGTAGGGATTCCTGACACACACGGTTGTGATTCATGCGTGGGACTCGGGAGGACGCGCACGGCAAAAAAGATTTGACACATACGGCCGCAACGGTTTCGGGCCATCGGCCCACGCACATCACGTCGGACGATCACGCACGGCAAAAAAAGTTTGGGAGGCCGAGTGAGTTGGTGGAACCGGTTTACAAATTGGATGGACGGTGGGGACTCCCACGCCATCGACAAAACGGCGTTGTGGGGTCAGGGTGTTGACCTTACGGACTTTGGGGTTCACGCCGAAGTCCCGGTTACTCAGGACTCGGCGGTCCAGGTCATCGCCGTCTATGCGTGTGTCCGCCTTCGGTCCGAAACAATCGCGGCCCTCCCACGGGACGTATTCCGGGAACGGTCAGGCGTCAAAGAGGAAGTGACGCCGCCGCCGCAATGGGTGCGGCAACCCAACCTGGAAACGGATTGGTTCGGGTTCATGGAGGCGGTCAACCGGTCCCTGGACTTGGACGGCAACGCGTATGTGTTGATCACGGCCAAGGACATCCAAGGGTTTCCTTCGGAGGTGTGGACACTTTCACCCACCGAAATCACCATCGAACGCCGGGACAACCAAAAGGTGTTCGTGTGGGGAGGGGACCGGGTGTTGTTGCCCTACGATCCCGCCGAAAACCCGGTGGGCCGCGTCGTCCACGTCAAGAACTTTTCCACGGGAGGACTCAAGGGCCTTTCACCCATCGGCGTGGCCCGTCAGGGTATCGGCATTGCGTTGGCGGCCGAAAAGACTGGGGCCCGTTTCTACGGCCGAGGCCAAATCCTGTCCGGCCTGATCAAGATGCCCGCCGCCGACCAGAACAAGACCCAGGCGGCCATTGACATCATGAAGGCCAATTGGATCAAACAACACGCGGGTACCGGGGCCTCGTTCCTTCCGGGGTTCCTTGCCGGTGGTGCGGAATTCCAACCCCTGTCGGTGACACCGGAGGAAGCACAATTCCTGGAAACGCGGCGGTTCCAAATCAATGAGATTGCCCGCCTGTACGGTGTGCCGCCGCACATGATCGGTGACGTGGAACGGTCCACATCGTGGGGCACCGGGATTGAGGCCCAAACGGTTCAATTCTTTATCACCACGATCATGACGCGGTTGGCCCGGTTGGAATCGGCGTTCAACACCATGACGCCGCGTGGCCAATTCCTGAAGTTCAACGTCACCGGGTTGTTGCGTGGTGATGCCCGGACGCGGGCCGAGTTTTACGCCAAGGCCATCAACACCGGATGGATGGTACGGAACGAGGTTCGGGAGTTGGAGGACTTGCCGCCGTTGCCCGGACTGGACAAACCGTTGATCCCGTTGAACATGATGGAGGTTGGGGCAAAACCACCGGCACCGAGTCCCGCACCCACCGAGTCCGTGCCGCCCGACCAAACACCCGTGGAGGTGCCGAGTGAATAGGGAATACGCATCGTTCGGGATGGAGTTGGCCCAAACCAAGGCCAAGGGCCGGACGGTCAAGGGGTACGCGTCGGTGTTCAACTACCCGATTGAAACCGTGGAATCGGTCCTGTTCGGAACCACCACGTACATCCGGCCCGGTGCCTTCGGCAAGACCCTTCAGGAAGATCGGGACCAAATCAAACCGTTGTTCAACCACGGCCATGATCCGACGTTCGGTGAAAAACCACTCGGCGTACCCAAGGTGATGCGGGAGGATGCCCACGGCCTGTATGTCGAATTCGAATTGGACAACACGTCGTACAACGACGACCTGATCGTTTCCATGAACTCCGGGGCCCTGAACTCCATGTCCATCGGGTTCATGGACCGCACCGAAAACGGGATCGACCACGAAAACAACGTCCGGGAAATCCACGATGTGCGGTTGTACGAGTTTTCCCTGGTCCCGTTCCCGGCCAACCGGGCGGCCACGGTCGCCCTCCACTCGTTGCAACCCCTGGAACTCCATTGGGACGGTCCGGCCGCCATGCGGGCCTGTTCCTCGGCGGCGGACTTCCGAAAAATCGCCTTCGAACGTGCCAACGATTCGGACCCCGACACGGCCGCACATTGGGCCCTTCCCCATCACCCGAACCCGGACGGGGCACCGGGCAACGCGGACCCCGGCGGCGTGGGTGCGGCCCTGGCCGCCCTTCACGGCGGACGCGGCGGCCCGCCCGACCTGAAAAACCGTGACGCCGCCGAGTCACACCTGACCGCACACCAAGCCTCGTTCCAGTCGGCACCGATAAGCGTTTCGGTGTCCGGTGATGTGTACAAGTGGACAACCACGACGGGGACCGGTCCAAACGGGCAACCGACAGGGCCAAGTGTTCCGAACGTGGACGACAGGATCACGTTGGCAAAGGCCGACACCATCCGACACTTTGCGGATGTCGCGGCCGAGGCAGAAAGGATGAAACGGGATGCCGGTTAGTGACCTCATCACGGAACTTCACGAACGACGCCTGAAGGCCGCCGAGGCCCACAAGGCGCTCGTGGAGGGCGTGGAAGCACGAGGGGAGGGGTGGACGGCCGAGGACGACACGGCCAAGGCCAAGATAGACGAGGAACTCAACAGCCTTGGCGGCCGTATCCGTTCCCTGATCGACCAGCAGGAGTTGAACCGTGACCTGGAGGAACAACGCAAGGCGTTCGAAAGCCTCGTCCGGCCAGCGGGTGAAGTGGCCGCCGAGGAAACCAACGCCGAAACCCGCCTACGCAACTTCATGACGGCGGGCCTCCCCGGTTACGAGGATGTCCAGGCACCAAAGAGGATCGACGTTCGGATCACCAACGATGTGAAGCGGGCCGTCATGGCCGCCCACCGTCAGGGCCTGTCCCTGGCCGACATCGAGGCACATGACCTCGTGAAGGGCACCACCACGGCCGGTGGTTTCACGGTCCCAACGTCGTTTGCGGCACGGTTGTACGAACACCTTGTGGAACGGGCGGGCCTACGCCGGACGCGGGCCGAGGTACTGACCACATCGTCCGGTGAGTCCCTGTTGGTTCCCAAGACCACATCCCATGGCACCGATGCCGGGATCATCGCGGAAGGTGGTGCCATCACCGAGGCAGACCCCGCGTTCGGTCAGGTCACCATGGGCGCGTACAAGTACGGCAAGTTGGTTCAGGTGTCCTCCGAACTCGCCCAGGACACGGCCATTGACCTGTTGGGGTACGTGGCACGGGCGGCGGGCCTCGCCCTCGGTCAGGGTTCCGGCACGCATTTCGTGACCGGGACCGGCACGGCCGGTGGTGGCGGTACCCAGCCTGAAGGTGCCATGACCAACATGACCGTTGGCAAACAGTTGCCGACGGGCAACACGGCCGGGTTCACCACGGCGGGCACGGCGGCGGACTCCCTGTTCGACGTTATCCACTCCATTGTGAGTGGGTACCGGCAGCGGGCCGAGTGGTTGATGAACGACGCCACGCTTGCGGCGGCCCGCAAGATCAGGGACACCACGAACCAGTACCTTTGGCAACCGGGCCTGACATCGGGTGTGCCCGACACCCTGTTGTCCTACCCGGTGGTCACCGACCCCAACGTGGCCGTGTTTGCGGCCAACGCCAAGGTGGCGGCGTTCGGTGACTTCAGCCTGTATTACCTGATCCGTGATGTGGATTCGGTCCGGTTCGAACGGTCGGACGAGTTTGCGTTTGCAAACGACCTGATCAGTTTCCGGGCCATCATCCGCACGGACGGGCGTGTCATCGACACAACGGCGGTCAAGGCCCTTCAGGCGTCCGCCACGTAGGAACCTGGGGTTGGGTGGGGCACCGTGGCCCCACCCATCCCCGGAAGGGGATGTGATGATCACCGAACAGTTGGAGTGTGGCCATTGGGCCTCGGTGGACTTTGACATCCCGAACGAGGACGAGTTGTTCATCGTCCAGGCCCTCATTGACATCCACGAAATGACGTGCGACCAACGGGAGGACACATGAAAGTACGGGTGTTGTACCCCACGGCCCTTGGCGGGACTGACCACAAGGACGCCGAGGCCGGGGCCGAGGTGACCATGGACGACGATTTGGCCAAGGCCCTGATCCCGTCCGGTGCCGTGGAGGAAGTGGCGGCCAAGACCACAAGGGCCAAAAAGGAATCCTAGGTGGCCGTCCAACGCATCCTGCGTAGCGTCCAGGGCCAACCCGAAGTCACGTTTTACGTCGGGACCACGGCCACGAACGCGGACGGTGCCGTCACCGTCACGATCACCCGTGCAAACGGGACGGTGTTTGCCACGTCCGCCGCCACGTCCAACTCGGGGACCGGCCGCTACGTCTACACGATGGTCCCGCAATCGGACTTGGAGTTGTTCACCCTCGTGTGGTCCGGCACGTTCGGCGGGGTCGCTCAATCCATCACCACTCAGGTGGAAATCGTCGGCGGGTACATCATTTCCCTGGCCGACCTGAAGGCCGAATCCGGCCTGTCAACCAGGACCGACGCCCAACTGGCCGAGGCCCGCCAATGGTTCGAAGATCGTGCCGAGGCGTGGTGCAACATAGCCTTTGTCCCCAGGTACGCCCGTGACATCCTGGACGGTGACGGCACCACCGAAGTGTTGGTGCGGAACACGTACCCGTCCCGGTTGTTGTCGGTCAAGATCAACGGCACCACCCAAACCGGCCTGACCACATGGGACTTGTACGAAAACGGTTCGGTGGTCCGTGATGTCGGGGCCTTTGCCTGGGGCCGTCGCAACGTGGAGGTGAACTACGAACACGGGTTGGCCTCGGTGGACGGTGACATCCGGGAGGCGGCCCTAATCGCCTGTCGAACCAAACTGTTGTCCCCCGAAGGTGGGGCGTCCAGCGGCATCCCCTCGGGGGTCACTCAACTGATCACCGACGCCGGGACGATGATTTTCGGCCGACAGGTCGGACCGTTCGGCATCCGTGAGGTGGACATGGTGTTGAACGAACGCCGTGTCTTGCCGGTGGGGTAATGGCCATCACGTCCAGGTTGGCCGCCGCCGAAATCGGGTTGTTCCACTTGTTGGAGGCCCGCAAGGCCATTTCGGGGAACCCGTTGGCCGGTGTGCCGTTGTCCTACGGATGGCCCGGTGACCTGTTGGCCTCGGAGCATGTGTGGATTGGGGAGGAAGCAACATCCGAACAGTCCTGGGAAATCACCGGGAGTGGAACCCAGGCCAAAACCGAAACGGCCTCCCTGGAAGTGTGGGTGTGGGTGACCACGGCGGGCAACGATTACCCCACGTCACGGGATCGTGCCCTTGCCATGGCCGGTGAAATCGAGCGGGCCCTACGTGATGACGTACACCTGGAAGGCGTGGCGTTCGATGCCTCGGTGGTACGCATCCGCAAACGTGCGGCCCCGGCGGAAAACGCCCGGGGTTTGTTCCTGACGGTGGACGTGGAATTCACGGCGTGGTTGTCCTAGGGGAGGCGGGATGAAATTCAAGGTGTTGGAGGATGTGTCGTTGTCGGTCGGTGGTGACAAAGACCAGACGTTCAAGGCCGGAGTTGTGGAACCAAAGGAATCCAACCGTGCCGCGTTGGACAAACTCGTGGCCCTCGGTCTTGCCGAGGCCGTGAAGGAAAAGGGGGACTAACGAATGGCCCTGAACAAAAAGGTTGCCGTGGCCGCGTTCGACCGGCAAACCACGTTCGGCACCCTTGCCGCCAACCGCAAATTCGGGTTTGGCCTACGTGGTGGCACGTTGATCGACGTGGGGATGGTGCAAAACTACGAGGAACTCACCCTGGCCCACCGGGCCCCACCCTCGGCGTACCGTGAGTCCTTCACCCATGTGTTGGACTTCACCACGAGGGCGTGGCCGAAAACGGTGGCCATGCTGTTGGAGGGTGCGTTGGGTGCCCGTGCCACCACGGGCGCGTCGGACCCGTTCCTTCACACCCTGACCTACGCCCAAAACCCGAACTACTACACGTTTGCCACGCGCCTGGACACCGAGTACCACAAGATTCGTGATTGCCGGATCGACCAGTTGTCGTTCACCTGGGAACAGGCGGCCCCGGTCGAAATGGGCGTCCGTGCCATGGGGACCGTGGGAACCCTTTACACCACGGCCGGTGACCCCACCACGGACGAGTCCTCGGACCAGTCTTTCTACCCGGCCGGTGGCGTGTTCCAAATCGACACGTCGTCGTCCACGCCGGTCACGGCCGACATCACGGGCGGCACCATCACGATCAACAACCACATCGAACCGGTGCGGGTGTCCCGTCAGTTGGAACCCACCGACGTGTGGCCGGGACTGTTCGAAATCACCGTCAGCCTGAAGTTGATCCCCACCAACACCAACTTGTGGCGGGCCGCCGTCACCGGCACCTCGGGCGGTACGGCCATTGCCAACGCACCCGTGTACGGTTCGTTCCACACCCTGTTCACGATCACGGCCGGTACCCGTGACTTGGACTTGACGGCCCCACGGATTGCGTTTTACGGGGACTACCCCGACCCTGATCCGGCGGGTGGGCCTGTCGAAATCGAACTCACCGGAACGGTTGTGAAGCCTTCCGGTGCCACCGAACCGTTCACGGCGTTGGTTCACAACGACCAGAACTCGGCGTCATACACCGGTTCCTAACTAGGGGAGGGCCCATGCCATCCGCACGAGTGGTGGCCGTCATGTTGGACGGTACCAAACACGAGGCCGTGGGGTCGTTCATGGCCCTGTCGGATCGTGTCCAATTCGAACGCCGCTATAACCTGTCGGTGTTGGAAATGGCCCGACAGTCCGACCTACTGTCCCCGGACGGCCGACCCCGGGCCAACGTCACCGACCTACGCGAGGAACGCATGGCGTACTTTGCGTGGAAAACGTTGGTGCGTGGTGACCCGGCCGTCGGGGACTTCGAAGTGTTTGTGGACACGGTGGACGAGTTGACCATCGAACGATTGGTGGGCCCCGTGGACCCTACGGCCGAGGTTCCGCCGCCTGGGATGTAGCGGTGTTGGCGGTGGACTTGGGACTACCACCCACGGCAATCCTAGAGTCCCCACCGGAGGTTCAGGACGCGTTGGTGTCCTACCACAACCAACGGGCGACATCGGCCAAACAGTCGGCACGGGAGGCGGAACTACGTGGCAACCGCTAACACCGGGATCAAGATTGAGGGCCTGACCGAGTTTCGGGCGGCCGTCCGACAGGCCGCCGGTCAAATGCCCTCCACGATGTCCGAGGCCCTGAAGGCGGCCGGTGTTCCCGTCATTGCCCAGGCGGCCTCCATCGCACCACGCCTGTCCGGTGCCCTGGCGTCGGGGTACTCCATCAACGTGTCCGGGGCCAAGGCCAACGTGGTGTCCCGTGTTCCGTATGCCGGTGGTGCCGAGTGGGGCACACAAGGCAAGTGGGCCGGGTTCATGAAATACGGATCACCTCCACGCACCGTCGGCGTGGCCATCGAAGATCAGTCGGACACCATTGCGGTCATCCTGTTTCAACGCCTAGAGGCCATCATGTCGATTCTTGGGTGGGCCCACTAATGGCCGGTAAGTCACTCACCATCACCTACCTTGGGGACGCGTCGTCGGTCCTGAACGCCCAAAAACAAATTGACGCGGGCCACTCCAAACT